TGGATTTGGAAGCGGAAGATGGCAATATTAAGTACGGTGTTTTGGACAGTTCTCTTTGGCATAAGCGTGGTGATACTGGTCCTTCTCTTGCGGAGCAAATGATTAGTCGTGGGTGTCGCTGGCGTCCGTCAGATAGAAGCAGGGGCAGTCGTGTAGCTGGCAAGAACGAAGTACACCGCAGACTACAGATAGATGAATTTACAGAGGAGCCTAGACTTGTTTTCTTTGATACTTGCACAAACCTCACGGCCCAACTTCCCTCAATACCGTTGGACAAGAAAAACCCAGAAGACATTGACACAAAGAGTGAAGACCACTTGTATGATGCTCTTAGGTATGGTATAATGTCCAGACCAAGGTTTAGTATATTCGACTATGACCCAATGGGTAGACCCGGTGGCGGTATGCAGGTAGCAGACGCAACCTTTGGATACTAAGGAAAAACAATATGAATGAAGATGAAATTATGATTGAAGATGATGCTATCGCACTGGAAGACAGTGACGATACATCCGTATCCGATGTAGATGTAAGTAATATCATCCCATTTATTATGGAACGCTACAAGCGGTCTGAAGATTATAGGTATCAGGACGAAGAACGCTGGCTAAAAGCCTACCGCAATTATCGTGGTTTGTATGGTCCCGATGTTCAATTTACTGAAACAGAAAAATCTCGTGTCTTTATTAAAGTCACAAAAACTAAGACGCTGGCAGCATACGGGCAAATTGTTGATGTCCTGTTTGCTAACCAGCGTTTTCCTTTATCTATTGAGCCTACTGAATTACCAGAGGGGGTTGTTGCCGATGTACATTTTGACCCTAAAGAACCAGAACAATTGCGTGGTGAAACTGCTCTTTCTAGTCCCTACGGTTTTGCGGGTGACGGCAAAGACTTACCGCCGGGAGCCACAGCGCAGTCCCTACAAGAAAAACTTGGGGTGCTGGAAGGCAAACTGGAACCTGTTGCTGACAAACTAAAAGAGGGGCCGGGTAAGACGCCTACCTCTATTGCATTTAGCCCTGCACTAATTGCTGCAAAGAAAATGCAAAAGAAGATACACGACCAGTTAGAAGAATCTGGTGCCACTAAACATCTGCGTAATGCTGCATTTGAAATGGCATTGTTTGGTACGGGTGTTATGAAGGGGCCATTTGCCGTTGACAAAGAATATCCTAACTGGAATGACGATGGCGAGTATGACCCACTGTTCAAAACAATACCACAAGTAAATCACGTATCTGTCTGGAACTTCTACCCAGACCCGGATGCTAACAATATGGATGAAGCACAATATGTGATTGAACGTCACAAGATGTCTCGTACACAATTACGTAACCTAAAGAAGCGTCCATACTTCCGTGGCGAAGTTATCAATGAAGTTATTGCTATGGGTGAAAACTACACCAAGCAGTATTGGGAAGATGATTTAGCCGACTATGCACCAGAGCATGGCGTTGACCGCTTTGAAGTGCTTGAGTATTGGGGCATGGTTGATACTGAACTGCTTGAAGAGCAGGGCGTAGATATTCCAAAAGAACTAAAAGAGTTTGATGAGTTGCAAGCTAATGTTTGGATTTGTAACGGCAAACTAATGCGTATGGTTCTTAATCCATTCAAGCCATCTAAGATTCCATACTCTGCTGCACCATATGAATTGAACCCATATTCATTCTTTGGTGTAGGTATTGCAGAGAACATGGACGATACACAGACGCTAATGAATGGCTTTATGCGTATGGCTGTTGACAATGCTGTGTTGTCAGGCAACTTGATTGTTGAGGTAGACGAAACAAACCTAGTGCCGGGTCAGGACTTGTCATTGTATCCGGGCAAGGTATTCCGCAGACAGGGCGGCGCACCGGGTCAAGCTATCTTTGGCACAAAGTTCCCTAACGTATCTTCTGAAAACATGATGCTGTTTGATAAGGCACGTGTACTGGCAGATGAAAGCACAGGCTTTCCATCATTTGCACACGGACAGACAGGTGTATCTGGTGTAGGCCGTACAGCTTCAGGTATCTCAATGCTAATGGGTGCTGCACAAGGTAGCACCAAAACAGTTATTAAGAATGTAGACGACTATCTGCTTCGCCCACTTGGTGAAGGTTTCTTCCGCTTTAATATGCAGTTTGACTTTGACCCAGAAATTAAAGGTGACTTGGAAGTTAAAGCACGAGGTACAGAAAGTCTTATGGCTAATGAAGTGCGTAGCCAGCGTCTAATGCAGTTCTTGCAAATTGCAAGTAATCCTGCACTCGCACCCTTTGCTAAGTTCCAGTATGTAATCCGTGAGATTGCAAAGTCTATGGACTTAGACCCCGACAAAGTAACCAACAATATGGACGAAGCTGCACTGCAAGCAGAAATTATGAAGGGCTTCCAGCAGCCAATGCAACCAGAGCAGGGTGGTATGACACCACCGCCGGGTGCAGATGCAATGGACCCAACAGGTGCAGGTGGTGGCAACGTAGGTACTGGACAGGTTCCTGTACCGGGTGAACAAGGATTTAGTGCGAATGGACAAGGAAATACTCAGCAAGCTGAAGGGGCTGGTCAGCAGCAACCGCCAATGGGACCACTTCAGTAATTACTTAGATGTGCTTATTGCACAGCAACACAAAGTATTAGAACAATCTGAGAATATGATTACTGTGCATAAGGCACAAGGTGCTGTTGAAGCACTGCGTAAGATAAGACGTTTACGTGAGGACGTAGCGCAAGCTGAAGGATAATACTATGGCTAAACGTATGGCAGAACAAATGGAACTCTTTGAGCCTGTAGAACGTGGCTTCAATGAAGGTGGAGATACATCTTCTGCTAAAGATACAGCTATGCAGGATTTGCAGTCTAGTGCAGAAGATAAAAAAGCAACTAGGCAAGACCAATTCGATAAGTTAACTGATATGTTAATGTCTGGCGAAATAAAAGATATGCCAGAAGAAAAACAGAAAAAATTTATTAACCTGTATAAAATGATGAAAAGCCAAGGTTTCAACGAAGGTGGCCTTATGGATGAAGGTGGTATGGTTGATGAGGAATCAGGCAACGAAGTACCACCCGGTTCATTGCGTGAAGAAGTACGTGATGACATTCCTGCTCAGTTGAGTGAAGGCGAGTTTGTTTTTCCTGCAGATGTAGTGCGATATATCGGCCTTGAAAATTTAATGCGTATGCGGCAAGAAGCAAAGCAAGGTTTGTCGCAGATGGAAGCTATGGGTCAGATGGGTAATAGCGAAGAAGCTGTTGTGCAAGATGACTTGCCATTTGATATGTATGACCTTGACGTGGATGAAGAAGAAGAGTATAATAGTGAAACTAAAAACTACCAAGTAGGTGGTTATGTACCACCATCTGTTCCGCAACAGCCATATAATCAGCCTACACAAGTAGACCCACGTACAGGAACATACACACTACCGGGTACAGGCATTGCTGGCTATCAAGTTCCTAGTGGTGGACAGACAGGTTACACATCTTATGGTGGTGCAACACCGTATTTCCAGCCTGTACAGTTTACTGGTCCACAGTTTCAAACAGCTTTGCAAACAACTAACTTGCCTACCTTTGCTGAAACAGTTGGCAGCAAGCCGGGTCAGTATGATGAGTTACGTACATATATAAATGATGCTGGTCAGACATTACAAATACCATTTAAAGATGGTAGACCTATTTATCCAATACCTGAAGGCTATCGTCCTATTGGGGACCAGCCAGCACCAGAAGAAGCACCTACCACTGTAACACCTACTCTTGGTCAAACACAAGTTAGGGAAATAGGTGGAGATAACAGTACAGGAATGGATGGTAAAACGCCCGGAGGTATGTTTGGTGGTAATGCAAATACATTAAAAAGTTCAGCCTATACAAGTGCAGTAACAAATTTAGGTTTATCTCAACTAACAAGTCTTTCTCCTACTGTGGGTTTAATGGGCGCAATAACAGGAAAACCTACAGCTAATGATGTTGCTATAGCATCTAATACAGCTAGAAATACAGTAGTAAATGCTTTTGGTCTTACTGATGTATCTGCAGCTTCGGTAAGTGAACTAGACGCTATTGGTTCTGCAATGAATGTAGTTTCTAACTTTACTAGCATAGGACAAACCGCACCAACAGAATTGGCTGCCGCAACTGTAGCTAAATCTATAGCAGATGCAATAAAGACAAATAAAATGTCTGTTGAACAAGCCGATACTTTGTCAGGTCTTGGAATGGATAGCAGCGGCGCATTAACCGACAAAAACGGTAATAGCGCATATAATGAAGATGACCCCGGCACTGTAAATCCTGATTTTGACCCTGAAGCATTAGATGCTATAAATGCATATGCCGAAGCTATGGCAACAGATGATGATGAAGATGATGAAGCAGATGATGCGGCAGCGGCTGCCCAAGCAGCAAAAGATGCTGGTGTTACAACAGGACAGGGAATAGCAGGTATTGAGTCACAAGGTGTTGCTCCGGGTCCGGGTGCGCCAGCAGCGAGCGATAAGGGTAAAGAAGGTGGCTCTATGGCTGACAGAGGCGGTGGTCCCGGTGTTGGTGGTGGAGACAATGCTGACGGTTCTAAAGGTGGTGGTGCAGTTGGCGGCGGATGCTTTGAAAAAGGCACACTATTCAAAATGGCAGATGGCACAACTAAATGTGTTGAAGATATTAAGCCGGGAGACAAAATGTATAAAGGCGGCTTAGTGTATGCGGTTATGCAAGGTGATGGTCTACTAGAAGACTGGTATGACTATAAAGGTATACACGTAACTTCTGCACACCCTGTGTTAGACAAAGGTACATGGAAACGTGTAGGTGAAACATCCTCTAAGAAAGCTATTGATAAACGTGAAATTTATTACAGCTTAATGAATATCAACCATTTAATGATAGCTGAAAATGGTACAGAGTTTACAGACTTTGTTGAAATCAGCGCAGATATAGGTGGTCGTGGTGAATGGATGATGGAAATGCTAAATCAAAAACAAGCAGCATAGAACATAACACAAAAGGTCCAACATATAAGTACATAGCTATATGGAATGAAAACACTAATTGTGTCAATCATTTTATGGTACATAAACAAGCTAATATTTCTATACCTTTAGATTTTGTGTTGCACAATTTTTATAAATATTCTTACATGACTGAGCAACAATGGTTAAGATTTTATAAAGGTTGCTGGGATATGATGGAATAAAATACTGCTGTAGCTGCAGTTTAACTAGCTACAATTAGTTGGCTACTCACTCCCCACACCCGACAGTGTGGCTACAGTGGCCCCAACAAAAGGAAGTACACAATGGCAGAACAAGCTATTATGGCTGAAGAAATGCAGCCCGAAAAAAAGATTGCGTTTGCAAATCGTAAATACAGCAACGAAGAAAAACGCAAGATGGAAGAAGAAGAACTAGAACAGTTGATGAAAGAACAAAAGGGTGAGGTAGAGCAAGAGGCTACTGCTGAACCAGAAGAAGCTGAACCTACTAGCGCAGAAGAAAAAACATTTAAGAAGCGTTACTCTGACTTGCGTAGGCATCAACAACAACAGTCTGAAGAGTTAAAGAAAGAAATTGAAGCACTCAAATCTCAACTCAGTCAAGCTGCACAGAAGGAAATGAAACTGCCTAAGTCTGACGAAGACATTGAACAGTGGGCAGCAGACTACCCAGATGTAGCAGCTATCGTTGAAACAATTGCTATGAAGAAAGCACGTGAACAGTCAACAGCACTGGAAGAACGTATGAAAGCAATTGATGAGTTGCAGAATAGTGCCACTAAAGAAAAAGCTGAAGCAGAACTAATGCGTATTCACCCAGACTTTGGTGACATTCGTGATAGCGATGACTTCCACGAGTGGGCTGAAGAACAGCCTAAGTGGGTACAAGATGCATTGTATGATAATGACAACGATGCACGTTCTGCTGCTAGAGCCATTGATTTGTACAAAGCTGACAAAGGTATTAGTAAAGACAAGCCTAAGTCAGATAAAGCTGCAGCTAAGTCTGTATCTACAAAGAACTCACGTAGTAAGCCACAAGAACAAGAAAGCACTACGTACCTAAAAGAGTCGCAAGTACAAAAAATGTCAGCACAAGAATACGAAAAGCGTTCAGATGAAATCATGGAAGCTATTCGTTCTGGTAAGTTTGTATATGATGTATCTGGCTCTGCTAGATAAATATATAAAAAAGAGTTGACAAGTAGTTATTTTTAAGTATAACTATAGTCAGGTAAGTGTAACTGAGATAGCTACTTAGTTACATTTACAATCAGCAAACAACAATAACCCTTTCGGATTACCTGATAAACATGGCCTGTTGAATAGTTGGGCGGCCACCTAACTAGAATACACACCCTACGTTATTCAGCCTCTGCTAAGACTTGTAATGTTTGCATCTGTAAAATGCTAAATTAGGAGATTTTAACATGGCATTTACTACTGCTAGTGGTTATGGTAATCTTCCTAACGGTAATTTTTCTCCCGTAATTTACTCCAAACAGGTGCAACTTGCTTTCCGCAAGGCCGCTGTTTGTGAGGCAATCACCAACAATGACTACTTTGGTGAAATTGCACAAATGGGGGATTCCGTTAAGATTATCAAGGAACCCGAAATTACAGTTAAGGCTTACGCCCGTGGTACAACAATCACGCCGCAAGACCTTGACGATGAGGACTTCAGCCTGACAATTGACAAAGCTAACTACTTTGCATTTAAGGTTGACGACATTGAAGAGGCACACAGCCACGTAAACTTCCAGTCTCTGGCAAGTGACCGTGCTGCGTACCGTCTTGCTGACCAGTTTGACCAAGATGTTCTTGGCTACTTGTCAGGTTTTACGCAATCAGCTTTACATAGCAATGCTGACACAGCAAATACAACCGTCAATGGTTCAAAAGCTGTAAGCACTGCTGGTTCAGACGAATTGCTTGCAAGCATGAAACTAGATGCCAGTGACTTTAACGCTGGTTCAGGTGGTAACTCTATTGCTCTTGCAGCACGGAGTGGTAACTCTGCAGCACCTACTGCTGCTGGTAACGCTAACCCACTATCTGTGATTGCTCGTATGGGTCGCAAACTCGACCAGCAAAATGTGGATACCACAGGTCGCTGGCTTGTAGTTGACCCGGTATTTGCAGAACTTCTGAAAGACGAAGACTCACGGCTGTTTAATGCCGACTTCGGTGGTTCAGGTCTGCAAAATGGTCAAATGGCTGGTTCATTACATGGCTTTACTGTTCATGTTTCTAACAACCTACCATCTGTTGGAACTGGTCCTTCTACTGAAGCAGACACCAATTCATCCAACTATGGTGTGATTGTTGCTGGTCACTCTTCTGCTGTTGCTACTGCAGAGCAGATTAACAAGACCGAAACATACCGTGACCCCGACAGCTTCGCCGACATTGTTCGGGGTATGCATTTGTATGGTCGCAAGGTTCTCCGTCCAGAGGCTCTTGTCAACGCCATCTACAACGTACGTTAAGGGAGGATTGAAAAATGGCTGCAACAACAACACTGTTGGCAACGACCAATACTAATCATGGCCCTACTTACGGTGTAAGTTCACGGGTAAAACCATACTTGATAGAGCAAACAATCAACTTCGCTGACCAGAATATTGATGCCAATGGTAGCACCATTGAATGTCTCGATATTCCCGCAAACTGCATTTGTTTGTTTGCTGGCATTGAAGTTACAACTGCTCTGACCAACACTGCGTCAGATGCTACTGTGGATTTAGGTCCAAAAAGTGGTGATGTAGATGCGTGGGTAGACGGTTTTGACATTGACGGGGCATCCGCAGGTACATACGCAACTGTACTTGTAGCAACCGCAAATCCACAAGTTGTGGACGGTGCTGACCCTATGCTGCTTACTTTTGCAGGAACTGCAGGTACAATTAGTGCTGGCGTTCTGCGAGTCTTTGCAGTAGTCATGCCTGTTGGCGGTCTGGATAAAGCTACAGACGTAGCACGTGACCAAGCCTAACATAACATGAGGGGGCAGGGCAACTTGCCCCTTCACTTTCATTAAGGATATAACATGGCATATGATTTTCTTGGCTTAGTAAATGCAGTGAACAGAAGGCTGAATGAGGTAGAACTCAGTTCAGCTAATTTTGCTTCGGCTACAGGCTTTTACTCACAAGCTAAAGATGCAGTTAATGCCTCTATTAGATATTTAAATCAATCAGAATACTTTTGGCCTTTTAATCATAACACACAAGAAACAACTTTAGTAGCTAATACTAGCCGTTATGCATTTCCTGCAGATGCTAAAGTTATTAATTTTAAGTCTTTTCGTATTAAAGAAAATACCTCATTAGGTAACGCCACCACACGACTTACTGAAATTGCATACGAAGATTATTTAGATAGATATGTAGAACAAGAGTACAGTTCATCTCTTGGTCAGGGTGTGCCTACCCAAGTAGCACAGGCACCTGACCTTAAATTTATTATGACACCAGAGCCAAACAAAGCCTATGAACTGGTCTATGAGTATTATAACTTTCCAACAGATTTGTCTGCAGCGACAGACGTTCCCACAATACCAGAAAGATTTCAACATATTATTGTAGATGGTGCAATGCACTACGGGTATCTTTTTAGAGGTAACACACAAGACGCATTGGTAATGAAAGAAAAATTTGACGAAGGTATTAAGCATATGCGTTCACAACTTATTAATAGAACACCATACGTAAGGTCGTATATGCTTACTGGTGCTACAGGCGGAGCAAGTACAGGCTTCGGTATTTAAGAGGCTATCACAATGGATGCATGGCAAACCTATCCAGTCGAGTTTCGTGGTGGTCTTATAACAAACCTTTCCCCTTTGCAGCAAGGTACAAACGCACCGGGAAGCGCACGAATACTACGTAACTTTGAGCCTTCTGTTGAGGGTGGTTACAGACGTATTGAAGGGTATGATAAATACGATAGTGCTATTATTCCACCTTATGGCGCACCTGTAGTACACGGTGCTAGTCAAAGCGGTACAACTTTAATAGTAGCTTCAATACATACTACACCAGTTGCTGGTGATACATTAGAAATAGCAGGAGTTACTGGCACTTATACTATTGCATCTGGTGGTGTTACATTCGATGCTACAAATAACAGAGCCACATTAACTCTTACAACTACATTAGCCAGCAGTCCTGCAAATGCAGCGGCTGTAACTTTTAAAACAACAACATCTAATTATTTAGCTATAGGTGTTGCAGCATGGGAAGACAGTGCCGTTGTCTGTAAAAATGCTGACATATTTAAAACTGGTGGCAGTGGCTTTACAAAGATTAACGTGCCTGATTATGGTACACCACTTGTAAATGGTGCTAGTCAAACTGGTAGCAGTCTAATAATAGATGGTTTGGATTCTGCACCACAAGCAGGTGACGCATTTAAAATTGCTGGTGTAGATTTAATTTACACAGTCACAGCAAACGCAACAGTGTCATCAGGCGGTGCTACATTAGCAATTAACCCAGCACTTGCAAGTAGTCCAGCAGATGATGCAGTAATTACTTTCTTATCAACAAGCAGAGAAAATGCCAACAAAACTAGATTTGCTAAGTATAACTTTAATGGCACGGAAAAGATTGCAATTGTTGATGGGTTAAATGAACCAGCACTTTATGACAATACTACGTTTACAGTATTATTAGATGCACCTACAGATGTAATTGGTGCAACCTTTGTAGCAGAAGTTAAAAACCATTTATTCTTTGCTAAAGGTACGACAGTAACATTTACTGCGCCGTATACAGACACAGACTTTTCAGCAGCCAATGGTTCAGGAAGTATAAATGTTGGTGGTACAATTACTGCACTGACTGTGTTTAGACAACAATTAATTATCTTTACTGAAAACAGTATTCACCAGCTAACAGGCACTACCATTGCAGACTTTTCACTGCAGCCAATTACAGTAGACATTGGATGTATTGATTCAGATACTGTACAAGAAATAGGTGGTGACGTAATGTTTCTTGGCCCAGACGGGTTAAGACTACTTAGCGGAACAGATAGAATAGGCGACTTTGGATTAGCTGCCGTATCTAAAACAATCCAAAATACAATGACAGGTTTTATTTCTGCAAACACGTCATTTACAAGTTGTGTAATTCGTGAGAAGTCACAGTATAGAATACTGGGTTATAACAATAATATTACGCAGGAAAATGCTCAAGGTATACTAGCAACACAGTTTGCGCCTCAAGGTGGTGAGGGCATGGCTTGGGCAGAGACACGAGGCATACGGGCTTACGTAGCAGATAGTGACTATAACCAAAACGTAGAAGTAGTATTATTTGCAAATGATGATGGCTACTTATATCAGATGGAAAGTGGCAACTCGTTTGATGGTTTGAATATTCAAACTACCTTTGCTACACCGCATTTGCCAATCAGTGACCCACGTAAACGCAAGACATTTTACAAACTGTTTTTGTATACTGACCCGCAAGGTAGTGTCGCATTTGATGTAAGTTTGAAGT